TGCCTGTAGTCTACGGCGTTCATCGAACTCGGATAGCCGCCCAGCTTCTACGTTAAACTGTCCACGGCGTGCGTCTTCTGCTAGCCGCTGCATTTCTTGTTCTCTATTGAACTGATCTCGCGCTTGTGTAAATGCTTCGGAGTACCCTCTGCCTGTAATATCGGCTAGCTGCGTTCCCAGATTACGTCCGCCCTCTGCTTCCATAATAGCTTGGCGTGAACCACCAAAAGCACCGGCACGGGTCAATCTACCAGCATCAGCAACACGACTAATATCCGCTTGGCGACGTGCTTCACGTAACTGTGGTTCTAATGCAGCTTGTAGGTAGGGGTTCATGTACTGCCCCACCGGAGATTGCGGAGGTTGAACCTGCCCAAACATTTCTTGTCCGCCCGGCCTTTTGCCCGATATCTCTCTCGCTTCCAGTCTTACTGGATCACTTGTATACAAAGGCCTAGAGCTATCACCCATCATAGGTGCAGCACCCGTAAACGATCCGGGTGTATATCCTGTTTCGTAGCCTTGTCCTGCGGCACTACCAAAACCAAACGTACCGCCAGCGGTCATGTCACCAGCAAAAGAACCTATGCCAGTTTGTTGGTTGGGATCTAACCCTGCGTAGCCAGAAAAAGCCATATCTTGTAGGCCGCTAGCGCCAGCAGTAAGTGGGCCACCGTAGGCTTCGTAAGGCTTATCGGCAAGTGCGCGTGCTTTACCAAGCATCTCACCAACATATGGGCCAGCAAACTTAGTTAGTCCTTCTGATGTACCTGATTCTTGTCCTACATAGTCAACCATAGCTTATGACATCCTCTTGGATAACATCGCAAGCACTTGATCTGCGTCGATGTTTTTCTGTTGTTTTGGTGTGCCTGTGGCCTTCTTACGTACGGTGGACATGAAATCGTCCAGTGCTGCGGCACCTGCATCAGAATTACCGTTGCCTAGTATAGCGACTAAATCGGCAGGCAACACATACTCACCGTGGCTCAAACGCGCCTCTTGCACGCCATCAATATCGCCGGGAACTAGGTCTGCTTGCCCGTCTGAATCACCTTGTAGATAGCCGCCATCTTCTAGCACGCGACCACCAACAGCAAATCCACTTGCTTGTGCTTTAGCTTTAGCACGAGCTTCTTCAACAGACATAGGCTGCTGGCCTTCAGGCTTCTTGGCATACATGGTGTCAGAGAAATAGCGTCTACCACCACTGCCGGGACGACGGTCTGTATCGTCTCTACCTGTAACTTGTTCTCGTACTGCTGTGTATTCAGGAATGCTACCTTCGTAAGCGTTACTAGGTATTTTAGGTGACGTATAACCTCTATCTTTAAGAAAGCTAGATATAGCTAGTGGGCCTAGTAGCTCAAGCAACCCGCCAGCACCGCCAGATCCTTTGCTTTTTGGGAAGAACTGACTTACTAACTTCTTAAAACCACTAGGTTTATCTTCGGCATCAACAAATCCAGTAAAATAAGCAGGATCTATGCCCGTTTTCCCATCGGACTCAAAGAAAAAGTCCAGATAGTCAGTGTTCGCTGGGCCACTAGAAGGGCCAGAAGTTCTTAATAAATCGTCTAAGTCAAACCCATACAGGGGGTCATCGTCTGTGCCGTAGTTATCAAAAATGCTGTAGTCAAAATCAGCATCGGCTGGGCCAGACGTAGAAGGGCCAGAGGTTCGTAGTAAATCCTCGAAATCAAAACTCATCACTTACCTCCAACTATACGTAGTAGCTCGTCAAGATTACCATAAGAACTTCTGACTACACCACCATTTGCCATGCCCCCAGCAGCTAAACTAGCTAAGTACACGGCTACAGGGTCGATCTTTTGTTCTTCTTCACCAGCATCAAATATATCTGCGCTACGCTCTTGGATTACACGGGGTGCTGAACGTCTTGTTGATGGCGTTGATGATGTTGATGATGTTTGTGTTGACGTAGGTAAATTTACATCTGGCAGGTCTACATCAGGTGCAGCTTCCACTAAGTTCTCTACTAACTCTTTTACTGGTTCTATGATTACGTCATCTACAGTAGAACCTACTGCTCGTACTGCGTCTTCTACTATAGGGGCAGCGTCAATTATAGGGTCGATTATCGGCTTAACAACGTCCTCTATTGCTGAACCTGTAGCCCTTGCTGCATCTTCTATAAGCGGTGCTTTATCTACTACTGCGCCTGCTACGTCTTCGATTACGTCCACCACAGGCTCTGCCACATCACCTAGTACCTCAACGGTACCTTCTACAAAACCCTTAACAGGTTGTAAAAGCGCATCGTCAAACATACTTCCAGTTGCCTTTATTGCGTCGCCTATCATTTTGATAAACTTAGGTGTCTTCACGTTACTGGGCGCTAGTGCACCACCTTCCATGATGTACTCGCCAAAACCTCTGGCTATAGCATCGCCAAAATCGGTGCCTTTTGTTAACTCGATCTGAGTTTTAACAAGCCCTGCAACAGCATCATCTTGGTTTATGTTGTACCCGTCTAAAAACTTCTCGTCTAAACCAACTTTGTCCATTGCTGTTTTGGTGAATTTAGGGCCGAACGCAGCAACCGCAGCGCCAGCTATATCTCCGTCTACCGCAGCGTCTATGAACTTAGCCCCTTGCACTACCTTGCCGAACGTATCGGCAGTTTTTGCAGCAGCATTTGCGGCTTCTATTAGCGCAGGGTCTGGTGCCGCAGCACCCAAAGTAAACGCGCCTTGCCTTGCTTTATCTGCCAGCCCCGCTGCATTTGCATTAAGTCCTTTAGCGAACCCACCTACACCGCCAAGTGCAAAAGATTTTAGAATGTCGTTAGTGTCTCCGCCTGTAGCTGCGGTAATACCGGCTGATGTCGTGCCGTAAGCCAATGCAGAGCCAGCCGCAGACGTACCACCACCAAATGCAGCCGTACCAGCCAGTGCTCCACCACCAACAAGAGATAAACCCACGATAGCAGCTACTTTGAGCGCGTCTTTAACAGAGCTGTCTTTGACTTCTTTGGTGCGTATTTCACCGAAAGTCATAGGGTCATACAGGTAAGTAGATCCGTCTTTTGTCTGACGTACTGGCTGCACACCGTACTTGGCGTACATAGACTGGATCATGGGGTCGCGTTTGTACGCTTCTAGCAATGCGTCTTGATAACCTAACCCTTCAGTGGCTTGTAGGTAGGGTATAGTTTCGGCAAGTACCGGCTTGATAAGTGACTGAAACTCGGAGATCTGTTCTTGCGAAGCGTTTGTATGCTCTTCGTAGTTACCACCAAAGTTCTTAATATCTGGTGCAGCACCGCTAGGTACAACGTCAAACCCATAGTAGTTACTTAATGCTGCCGCAGTATCTGCACCGCCAGTATTTGCGATGGAGCTATAGGCAGATCGAATTACGTCCTTGTCTGTACCAACGCCACTCTTCAACCCTTTCAAGTATTCGGGAGCACCTACCTCAGATATGTATTCGTCAGGAGTAAACGCGAACACATCACCACGCTTGCCCGACAGATACTGACTTCCTCTGGCTTTGCCATCCGTCGTGTCTCTAGCTGTTACCGCTTTCTTACTTGTTTCTAGCGGTTCTAATACGCTACCCCTGAACGCCATGTCGTAGAAATCATCCACTTCATCTACGTCGTCTATAACGTTGTATACATTCTTGTCAGCGGCACCTAGTAGCGTGTCTTTGTACGACTGAATAGCACTCTTGGGTGTTGTTGGCCCACTTAGCTCTTTAGCAAACTCAGGTGCATATGTTGATATGTTACGTAGCTGTTCTGGAGTCATGTTTTTAGTCATGGCCCGCAAGTTTTTTAGAGCATCGGCAGCTATTACTGGATCTACTTTCGGCTTAGGTGTTGGGGTTACAGGTGTTGGTTCGGGTATAAACTCACCAGCACTTACAGGCTGACCTACTCTGTTTGGTGGTGTTACTGGGGCAGGTGCAGGTGCCCGTGATTTTAACGCAGGTGGTGCAGTCGAACCTATTACTGGCTTGGGCTTAGGTGCTACAGGTGTAGGAGGTGGTGTTGTCGCAACAGGTCGCTTAGTTCCCAGCGGACGCTTATCACCACGTTTTGCAGCGGTGCCTACAGGGGGAGGTGCAATAGGTGCAGTAGGTGTATACGCAGATCTAAGGTTTGGGCCTATGGAGGTATAAGCTCTTCCAACGGGCATTACTGGTGCAGGTGTAGGTGCTACGACAGGTGCAGGTCTAGGTGCTACGACAGGTGCAGGTGCTACGACAGGTGCAGGGGGTGTAAACGCAGGGGGTCTAGGAGGGCCATAACCCTGTATACCAGAGGCTCCCATGCGTGCTTGTATTTCTTCTTGGGAAGGTAGGTTAAAGTTGCTAAATGCCCCTAACCCCATACCACCAAAACCACCAAAACTACCTATCATAACTGTACCTAGTTATCTATTAACACGCCCTGCCAAGAGACAGTTATCGGGTTATTGCTGCTCGTTGCTACTGCACGTACCTCTATATCGGTCTTTTCGTAGATAGGTTGCGGGTACTCAAACTTGTCGATATATGTACCGCTTTGCAGTTCGGTTATCACGATTGTTCTAAACACGTTAGACCCAAAGTCGCGTGTGTTAAATTTTATTGTTGCGTTCGCATTCGCTTGGCTTATTGCTGCGGTGAAGTTAACATCGTCTAAATACAACGTCTTACCCGCAGGTACTGTGTATACCCCCAAAAGTGTCTGGTTTGACGTTCCGAGGTTAGCGTATACATTCCCAGTAGGCACACCCGCAGACGCTCCACTATCAGCGACATAGACAGTGCCCGCCGCAGTACCACCTGAACCTGCTAACGTCACATAGGCTCGGTATATACGCAAATATGACAAAGAAGTCGCTACTTGTGTTTGTCCAGCAAGCTCTACCTCTTCTTCGATAAGTGCGTAGTTAGCGTCTAAACCAAAAACTCTTACCTTGTTTGCACCCGTACCCCCATTTGTATCGTTTGCATCACTAGAACTTACATAGCGCACAGCAGCACTCGTAGGGAATACGTAATTGCCACCGTGCTCCCATATCGTTTCTTCTGTGCTATTTATGTCTGGGTTGCGGGCGAACTTATACAAAGAAGAAGCCCCCACAACTTGGCCTTTAGATACTTGTAACTCATACGGTTCTTGGACTGCCATAGCGTTTCTCAGTGCTTGGTCTAACTGGTTAAAGTATATACGCAATACGTTGTTAAACTGCTCGAACGCCTGTTGGTCATACCCCTGCGGGGGTGTCGGTAGTCTGGGGGCTACAAAATCTATGTCGGCGGCCATTATCGTCTACCATCAGGACGTATATCTATACGGGGTGTACCTAACTGCCAAGTCACGCCCACATCACCAGACTGTACTTTTATGGATAACTGCCTACCACGTACGCGGGTGTTAATCTGTGACGTATACGCCTCAATAGGTACGATAGCTGAACGAGTCACTGCTGCACTGTTAGTTCCTCCCTCTGACAACGGGCTGTTGTACCCAGAACCAGACGACTGTAGGGGTAACAACTCCATAGTGACATTAGGGCTTTCGGCAGTAGACCCATCAAAAGTCACATCAGGCAGCACTCTTTGTATGAACGAAAACCTGTCGCCATCGTCTATATCAAACTGAGCGGACGTTATGTAGGCATCTATAGCTTCGTCAGCACCGGCCTCATTACTGTCTACACCCTGTTCGTGATTGACCAGCCTGTTTGTATAAGTTGCGGCCATAGGGTATTCACGTAACCCCGAATCAAGCCATGCGCTGCGGGCCATAGTGCCGAAATACCAGATGTCCTGTTCGTGGTTGTAAACTACATACTTGTCTACAGTCGTAGAGTTAGCGGAGCAATAGAACCACCAAATCTCACCAAAACCTTCGTTTGTTGCAGCAAAAGCCTGTTGAGCTTGTTCAAAGTTGAAGTCATTGAAAACATGTCGTTTTAAGTCGCAGCGCAACGTGCTGACGCCACCATCATAGCGGTAAAAGGAATCCCTACCCATCCAGTAAGAAACGCCATCGGAGTATGCTACAGCGCGTGAGGATGTTATTGACAGGTTAGAGCCAAGTAACTGCGTACCCCAAACTATGGTACCCCCCACGTACTGCATCGCGTACAGGGCAGAGTCAGTCCAAACCAGTATTTCTTGGCGCGACTGGATTGCAGTGACGATCCTAGAGCCATTAGATAGTCGTATATCACCTGCTTGATTAGTTGCCGCAGGTGTCCAGTCAACCGCATTTTCTTGGTCTGACCATCGGATGAGCATGGGGTCTAGGGTAGTCGTGCCTAACGTGTTAGTGCCAAAGCAGAATACAAACCGGCTTATGTCGGATACAAGTATAAAGTTTTGTATTACAGGCACGTTAGAAGCACCGCTTTTAGTAGAAAGCTCTACCGCAGGTGTAGTTAGTGCGTTGGGGTCGGATGCGTCCCAGTAATAAAGGCTACCCCCGCGAGGGCCAAAGATTAAATCTTCACCGAAGTTAGATTGGCTCCATACCCGCAAAGAATCGTCAGGCGGCTCACCGTTGCTCCATGTACCTAGACCCCAAGCACCTGCACCCCAGCCTGATAGGGGCACTTCGATTTCTGGGCCTACGTTTATCTGGTACTTAGCCGTTACAGAACCGCCACCAGTAGCATCTGATGTAGCCGCCGCATCTGCTTCTATAGTGTAAGTGCTTCCGGTGAGATACGTTAACTCAAACTCTCCATTTAGCGTAAGTCCACCAACGGCAGATGCCCCGCTAAAAGTTACGAAGTCTCCGTTTATGTAGCCGCCAGCAGTATCTGTAACGGTAACAGTGGTAGACCCATTTACAGTCTGGAAAGGGTCGGTGAGAGATACTCCCGCTGGGGTTCGCTCTGGAGTTACGTCGTAATATACGCCACCCAACTCTACGTAGAACTTTAGGTTTGTACCTACACCTAAGAACTTCTCGTTTGCTAACGTCACCCACCCAAACAAAGAACGTGCTACACCAAGGTACGTAGTGAGAGATATAATCTGCCAACCACCAATTTTTTCTGGTAACCCACCGCGAAACCTAATTTTATCGCAGTCGAACCAACCCTCTTCAGCCGCATAACGAGTAGTCTCGCGGTTGACTCCGGGGCGGAATAGCAGTTTACGCAGCGGCATTATCTATATTCGCCTGTACGAATCATTTCAGTCACCTCTACAGCACGGTTGCCGACTTGTTTAGCCCAACGGCTATCCATAAACTCATCAGCGGCGATGTCAAACTGCTCCCGAGACATAGCTTCCAGAGCTTTAACAAATCCGCGCAGCCGCGTGATGCCTAGATTGAAGCACATATCGACCATTGCGTCACGCCTAGCTTGGTTTAGTCCGCCATACCAGTAGTACGCATCTTGCAATTCTTCGTGGCAACGCTTTAGATCATTGTTCAGTAGATAGTCAATCTCATCGGGAGACAGGCCCAAGCCGGACTCTGAGATGTTTCGGCCTACGCCTATAGTCTCAAAACCCGCAGTACACAAATACACCTTAGACTTGACGCCCTCATGGCGTTTTACCATCTCAACTAAATCGCCCATTACTTCTCTCTAGCTACCTGATTTACCTTCTCGTAGGAGCGCATAGCGCCTAGCCCAAGCATACCCATCATAACGGGCACAAGAAGCGTTGTATCTACCTCTGGTACAGCCACCCAGATGCTGATTATGTTGGCGATAATGGTGTTGTACAGCAGACCCAGAGCGCAGATCCAGCCGATAGCAGGTCGCCAGCCAGCAACAAATAACGACTTATGTGCAGCTTCCATCTTGTTGATTTCAAGCTGACCCTTGAGCGCCTCATGCGAGTGCTTCTCAGACATTGTGGCAATTTCGTGAGCCAAGGCATTCTTCTGATCCTTGTCCTCAATAAACTTGTCCAGCAGTCCTGTGACCG